CGCGACAGTGTTTACCACTGAGCTCGGAACTGAGCCCGGAACTTAGCCCGGAACTGAGCCCGGAACCGCCCCCGGGGCCAGCCATTTCGAGAACTCGCCTGCAAACCCGCCCGGCTGCCCCATTTGGGCTAGTTGCTGGGTTGCGTATACATCATACATGTCAGAAAGGGTTCGGGCCATAGCCATGCTGCCCATGCCTTCCCCGGCTCCGAGAGCGGCCATAATCATATATATGGTATTCCTCTTTACCGCGTCGGGGTCGTCGCCCCTGATATAACCAGCCTGTGTCCCCCCTATGGGATCCCATTCCCCTTCGCCAGTAGGCTGCCCCAACGCTGTCGATTCCCTGACCAGACTCTCCCATTGCTGGGCGATATCTTCTGCCGGGGTCTCTTGATACCCGGATGTCTGAAGCCACTCAGGGAAACCACCGGCCATCTCACCCGACAACATGTACTTTCCCCTTGCCTCACCATATCCAAACCGGCGGGCACCCCACTTTATCGGGTTATAGATATCTTCGCCCATCTCCGCTGCCCGTAAGGCATCCCACTGCAATCCAGGTGCATTTGACAGGTGCCACAAGTTCGCGGTGGTGGGCATCCCGGCCCCCGTCACATCCATGCCGCCGACGGGGAAAGTGGCTGGCTGCCCTTCAAGCACCCATCTATTTGCACTAGCTGGATCCCTATCCCCGTACAGAACCCAGGTATACCCGCCAAGTTTGAGCGGGGAAAACCCCTTGGGGTCGGGGTTTATCGTGCCCTCCAGTGCGCCGTAGGCGAAGACCTGGTGGGGCTCCCCTATCGCTTCCTTATCGATCCAGCCGTACAGATCCTGACTCTTGCCGTCAGGGCCACGGTAGACAAACAGTCGGATGGAGGGGTCGTCTGGGGAGAGGCCAATATACTCAAAGCCCAGCCTTCCTGTACCGCTAGGTTCTGAATCGAACATACCCCGGAGTACCTTGGCATAATCTGACTCTTTATCCGTTGATGCCTCCAGCTCTGTTGCCAGTTCGGCAAGGCCCACGCCCGTACCCGCGCCCGCATCCTTCTTCTCCACCAGCACCTCATCGGGTTCATCCCGGAGGGCACCATAGTCATCTATGACCTTATCCCACCTTAGATAATTAGCCCTGGCTCTCGCTTCCGGGTTCTCACTCAATGACCACTGCCACTGGGCGGCTATGATATTGGCTTCCTGTTGAGAGATTTCCTTAACGTCGCCTATAAAGCCGTCGGGGAAAATCATGAAGTAATAGTTAGAATTCGCAAAGTGCGGAGACTCTAGAAGTGTCGTCAGCTCCGTGACTACATAGTCGCGTTTGCCAGGGTCAGTCCTGATCATGTTATAAAGATCAGAGAATATGGCTCTTACTTGCTCGTTCCTTGTAGACTCGCCATTCACCACCTCCGTCACCACCTCCTGATCCTCTACCTTCTCCACCTCCTTCTCCACCTCCTTCTCGTCGTCTTCCCCCCCTGGGAGACCCGCAGTTATGACCTTGATCTCCGGGGGCTGGTACCCTGTTGTGAGATCGGTGTCCCAGAACGAGTAGTCTACCTCTAGGTCAGCAGGAAGCTTACCCTGACCTAGCTCGTAGAGGGGAGGGCCGCCGCCATCGACTGTGGTGTCCTGGCCCCCCAGGGCTAGAAACATATCCTCGTCTGATATGACTGGGACATTCAGGGCTGACGTAAACTGATCCACGGAAGGTGGAAGCGCACCTATGGTCTCCTGTGCTGAGGGGCCAAACTCATCGATAATGAGGGGAACATTGGAGATATTAGGGTCTACCATAGTGGGAGGCACCGCTTGGCTTTCCCAATCTGCAAATCTTCTCTCATGCTCTTTAAGCTCTTGATCTAAGTCGCTTTCAGGGATACCAAAATTACCAGCAAGGACATTAACTAATTCCTCGTCGTCAATGGTGACACCGCTTCTCGCCAAGTCCTGCATCGCCTGTTCAAAACTTGAAGCGGCCAGCGCCGTTCTGGCCTCACTCCCTGATGCCACAGCCAGCATCTTTCCCTGCTGATCATCCATCATGTCCATTATCGACTGCTGGGTCGCAGCCTCGGCGGCTGTAAAAGGATCCCCGTCCATGTTCAGGATATCCCCATACACATCACCGGCCCCCTCGGGCATCAGCATATCTGGTGGTACAGTAGGCGTGGTCGCGTGGTGAGAGATATCGCCCGTGAGGACGATGCTCATAAGATCTTCTGGGCCGCCCCCCTGGCGAACAAGATTCGCCACCTCTTGAAATGCAGTTGCGATGTGAGCCATTGGATCGGTGGTAGCCATATTATCCTCGCGGCCCTACCAGGCCCATTCTTCTGAGTCTCTCTCCCTCACCCTGGGCTCCCGGCCGGGGCTGCCCTGGCGGCACTACGGGCCCTGCTTGCGGGGTTGGCACAGGTGGCGGCATCCCTGCCATTGCCGGGGGCATCACCCCTGGCGGCGGCATCCCGGGCGGGCCGGGCGGCATACCAGGTGGCGGGGCACCAGGAGGCATTGGAGGCAATGCGCCCGGGTATGGGCCGGGCGGTGCCCCGCCTCCAAGATTATCGGCTAATGCCTTGGCCTTACTCAAGAGGAGCATGGTCAGCTCACCGGCATAGAACTTGGCCAGCTCTTCGCGTCCCTGCTTCATAGCTGCCTGGTATAGAGTCCAGAGCCCTGCTTCCGGTAGGGTGCGTTCGGCTATCTGCTCCTTGATGGCATCGTCGATCTGGTCTGCGTCCTGTATCCCCAGGATATTGTCCCTTACCCAGAGATCTGGCATGAGCGGGGTAGGCCCCTCTCGGGCGATTTGTGCCATGGAGTACTTGGTCATGTCGTCCTGCGGGAGCCGAGCGACTACCGAGACATGTATGTTGCCGCCGTCCTTGACCTTCTCTGGCGTTATGGTCTCAGAGAAGTACATCCGGTTGTTGTCCCGCCCGGTCAGCTCCATGGCCTTGAACGCCCCGGAGGAGTACTGGTCGCAGACCAGGTTGCATATCTGGGAGTACGCCCTCTCCAGGGACATGATCCTGGGAGAAAGCACGGTCTCTACGCCCTGCCTGAGCGTATTTATGGCAAAGCCCGATAGCTGGAACTGTAGCTCCCCGTAGATCGAGTGAGGGATAGACCCTCGCTGCATCTCGCCCGAGACCAGCCCCATGAACGCGCCCGTCTCCCTGGCCACCTCCAGCAGGCCCAGGGGCTCAACCTCCTCTCCCTGGCCCAGGGCTATCTCGGTGCCTTCCTGGTACGGGTCTTCCTCCAGGGTCTTGGTGCCGTCCCGGGAGCGGATCTTGAGTCCTTGCTTACGCGACCTTGCGGTCAGCTCGAGCATGACGCTCATCATAAAGTTGTGGTTGTCGTACATCTCCCGGGTGGCCTTGAACACGGACTCCCCGTAGTCGTCCACCGTGTCCTCTACCGAAGACCACTCCAGGGACTGCACCAGCGGGTTGGCTCCTACGGGCCCCAGGAATATAGGCACCGTCCCGCATTCCACATCGGGGCTGGTATGGCGTGTGCGCGGCTTGATGAACCTGTGAGGGATCGCAACGAAATTATCTTCACGGTCATAGAAGTCATAGACATCTATCCCGTCTTCATCCTCGCGCTCGGTGCCAAGGCGCACGTTGTACTGGCGCTCTATCTCACTCCGGGTCTTCTTGGCCTTGTAGCAGGCCCAGGCCAGCCCGTCAGCGTCGGTGCCCCAGTAAGTATGCATGGGATCCCAGGGCGTTATATCGACGTAGGTGGTGCCCTCATCGCGTTTTACCAGAAGCGCCCTGCCCGCATACCAGCCCCGCAGGGTTATGTACCAGGCAAGCTGGCTCTGCAAGCTGGGCAGTAATCTATTGGCCAATCTCTCATCGGCCGCCTCGATGGCACCGATGATGAAACGCTCCTTGTCGTTGTTGATCTCACGGGTGTTGCGGGGGTTCCCGTTGGGCGGTATGCGGATAATCCGGTCTGCCCCGGCAAGCCATGAGATGATCTTGTCAGCGTAGGTCTGGGGCTCGTTGGAGGTATAGCTGCGGTAGCCGTCCCCCGCATCGTAGGGAGACAGGCGATAGAGCTTATGATCCCTGTCCATACGAGTACGGAGCGGCTCCGTCACATCGTAGTGGGTTTCTACCAGGCCAATGATCTCTTCGACTTTACGACGAGCCATCTAGGCCCACCTCTTAACCCTGATAAAGCTTCGGTTGCCTATGTGGCCGTACCCATAGCGATCTACCAGACCGTAGACCATAGCCTTAACCCCATGGTTGTTCTTGTCCTCCGGGGTCTCGCCCACTATGTTACCATCTCTGTCCATTTTCCAGCGATAGGCCCTGGTTTGTCCATCAATGGGGCTCGGCACGACACCGAATTCTGACAAAATCCCCGCACACTTTGGATTAAAAATCACTTTTGGGACATTAGAAACGGGATCGGGCTTCAAAAAGCTCTTTAGCCTTTCCGTGCCCTCGTTGATCCTGACCCTTTGCGCGGACAGGTAGACCCCTGTTTCGGCCAGCCATGTCTC